AGAACCTAATCAAACACATGAGAAATATTATACATATGATTTTAGTTGCAACGAAGACTATATATTGCATGCTAGGTATCATGAATGGGAAAAGCTATTTGATTATTTTAAAGATAATGACAAAGCTATGGGTACAGCAGCAACTAAACATATTAATAAGAATTTACTAAAATATAATGCTGAACGTAAAGTACGTATTAGATTTAGTATTATGCCTCAAGTCTTATCTGATGTTTTAGAACCAGGTACAGCAAAGATAGTAGACAGAATAAAAGCTGTTAATGATTTTTACGAAGCAGGTTATGATGTACATTTAAATTATTCACCAATAATTATGTACAAGAACTTTAAAGATGGCTACAGAAATTTGTTTCAACTTGTAGATGCAATTGTAGATGATAGTATAAAAGATAAAGTAAAAGCAGAATGTATATTTTTAGTACACAATAAAGACTTGCATAAATATAATGTAGATACCAAAACTGAAGGTGAAGAATATTTATGGAGACCAATGATACAAGAAAATAAACAATCATACTATGGTGGGGAAAACATACGATACAACAGAGAATACAAAAGAGAATATATAAATAGATTCAAGAAGATACATCATAATGAAGTAGGATGGCAACAAATACGTTATATATTTTAACTTACAATACAGGAGAACAAGAACATGGTTAGAGAGTTTGCTTTCGGTTTAGCAAATAGACATCATTTTATGGATAGCTCTGATGTATCTAAATGGATGAACATTGCTAAAGACACTTTCCATTCTTTATGGGAGTATGACGAACAGGTAAAGAAATATGTCAAAAGAAAGAATAGCTTATCAGGATATGGTGGTAAAATATACATGCCTGACGAGTATTTATTAGACATAGATGGTAACAATCCAGAAAAAGCTAGACAAAAGACTATAAGTTTACTACAATTACTAGAAGACTTAGGTATAGATGCTTGGAATATATACTTTAGTGGTACTGGATTTCACGTAGGCATATCAAGTAAGAACTTTATATGGGAGCCTTGTGAGAACTTACACTTAAAGGTTAAAGATGAGCTGACAGATAAAGGTATATTTGATTTAGCTGACCCTTCGGTAACAGATAAAACTAGAATAATTAGATGCCTTAATACTAGAAATAATAAGTCTGGTTTATGGAAAGTTCAATTACAAACACATCAATTACATGGAAAAATAGAAAATATATTAGAGTTTGCTAAGACATCGCAGAAGCATCAAGATAACTTAGAAGATTATGAAACTATGAATCCTCCGTTTGATGTAACTAAAAGAAAGATAAAGAAATACGATAATATAATTGTTAAAGATTATGGTAGAAATCCAGACCCTACAAATTATCCTTGTATTTCTAAAATGCTAAAAGGTACAGCTTATGGTAATCGTCATGCAGTTGCATTGCGTTTATCTGCGTGGCTTAGATGGCTTTATCCAGAAGACATTGTAAGAACTATAATGGAATCTTGGAGACAAAAGGTTGATATGCCAGAGAAACCATTTAAAAAGAAAGAGTTAGATGGTATTGTAACTTCTGCATATGAAGCTCATGGTGGTAAAGGTAATAGATATGGTTGTGCAGACCCTGTTATGGATAAATTCTGTAGCAATACATGTAAACTATATAAGTCTAAGAAGTCACAAGGTGCTATGAGTGCTGAACAGATGGAGAGTGCATTGTTAGATTTCTATGATTCAGATATTGGTGGTATTAACTTAGGTGAATTATATGGTAAAAACTTTCCTATATATCCTGGCGAAGTAGTTATCATACAAGCACCACCTAAATCTATGAAGACTATGCTATTGCAAAACTGGATGCATCAGTTAGCAAGACCTACATACTTTTTAGAATTAGAGATGTCACCAAGACAGATATGGGGAAGATTCTTATCTATACATTTAGAAAAAGATGAGGAAGATATAAAACAAATGCATAAAGAAGGTAAGCTAAGAGGCATTAGTAAGCAATTTGATTGGCTAACAGTAGACTATAACTCTTGTAATTCCAGAGAGTTAGCTAAGAAAATACAAATGCTATCAGTTAAACCTGAGATAGTTGTAGTAGACCATATGGGTCTGTTTTCTTCTACACAAAAAGATGCTAATGCTAAGTTAGAAGAGATATCTCAGTCATTAATGGAGCTTGCTATACAACAGAACGTAATTGTATTTGCAGTTAGCGAGATTAGTAAGACAGCAATGCGAGAAGGTATGGATATATCTTCTTCTAGAGGTTCATTTAGGGTTGCTTACAATGCTAATAAAATCTTATCAATTAATCCAACTAAAACACCAGATGGATTGGTAAGGTCACTAACAGTAAATACAACAGCTAACAGGGAAAAAGAATCTCTGAGGTTAGAATTATTTCCGAATAATTGCAAGCTAGTAACACCTCAGAATCTACCAAACGGTTTACCAATAACAGTGTAAAGGAGAACAAGATGTCAAGGAAGCTAAGTGATATAACAAGAGATTTGGTTTTAGCTACAAATGAGTATGAAATATTTGATGATGCTGATTTGCAAGCTAAGATTGATGAATTAGTAGCAGAAAGAAGTAAGAAAGAAGATGGTATTTATTTCTTCTATCAAGATATAGAAGCAGAAATAGATATATTTTCTAAGCAAATAAAGAAAGCCCAGAAGTATGTAAAGTTCTTAAAGAATCAACAAGAAGGTCTTAAGCAGTATACTATAGATATGTATGCTAATACTGGAGAACTTCCTAAGCATAGTGCTTTAAATCCTATTAAAGTATCTGAGTCAAGTGGTGCAGTAAAGATAATAGATGAAGAGTTAATACCTTCTGTCTATTGGTTTTCAAAAACAGAGACTGTACTTAGAAAAAAAATAATACTAGAAGACTTAAAAGCTGGAAAAGAAATACCAGGAGTTGAATTAGTTAAAAAATCATACGTAAGGGGGATAAAATGAGTGCTACATTAATTACATCAAACGAAGTAACTTTAGGCGATTTACAAAATATAGATATGCCTGAAGCAACAAATACATATGTGCCTGTAAGTCATTACGATTTAGCTATGAATGTAGGGTCTATAGGAGAGAAAGTTATAAACAAAGAGCTGCATTCTAAAAGATTTGGCTTAGCTAGAAAAGGCCAGCATATGTTTGCTACTTATACATACAAGAATCATGAAGATGAAGTAGGTATGTCTATTGGTTTTAGAAATAGCTACGATAAGTCTATGTCTATAGGTGTATGTGTAGGTGCTAAAGTATTTGTATGTGAAAATCTAATGATGACTGGTGAAGTTACATTTATGAGAAAGCATACAGGAAACATACTTGATGAATTGAACTCACTAATATTTAAAGTATTATATAATAGTGATGATAAATTTGTTCAATTGCAACAAGATAAAGAATCAATGAAAGAAGTACCAATTAATAACCAGCGAGCATGGGAGACCATGGGGGTGTTATTTGGTAAAGGTATTATTAACACTCCACAAATAAGTATTATGAGAAGAGAATGGAAAAATCCTTCACATAATGCATTTGATGACGATAGTCTATGGTCTTTGTATAATGCTGGAACTGAAGCACTCAAGACTTGTTCTCCTACTCGCATGATGAGTAGTCACATTAAGTTACACAGGGAGTTAACCGCTCTGGCTTAGTGTGAAAGAAGGGGGGTTGATTTCTGAACCTTTTCAGCCCCCCTTTATTTAAGGAGATAAAATGAAACAAATAGGAAAATGCTTAAACTGTTGGAACGATGTATACGTACACGATTGTCACTTTCAATGTCCTCACTGTGGATATGCAGAAAATTGAAGTGAAGATTCAACCTATCAGGTAGATAAGGAGAAAAAAAATGTTGGAGATATGCCCAAAATGCAAGTGCAATATAAGAGAAGAGATAAAACAAAAAGAGAAAAACAATCTAGACTTAAGGATACAAAGGATAGAAGCTATGAGAAGGTTGGCGATAATAAAACTTGATAAAAAGAATAATAAAAGGTAAATTATATTATGTGCCAGTTTAAAACGTCTTGGTGGATTCCAAGTGAAAGATTATATGATAATTTAAGGGATATCAATACAAAAATTGATTATTTCCCTGTCAAACTTTGTAAATCATGCAACCGAGTATGGGAAGAACCTCTAAAATTTTCTGAACTATTTCGTAAAGGTAATAGGCTTAGATATTTAGATGACTTTCCTACTTATGGAATAGAAAGGAAAACGTGTTATGACTGCTTCTACGAAGAAAAAAGAGCAAAAAGAGACGCCAAAAGAAGAAAAAAGCGTAAATATGAAAAAAATGGATGAAATAGAACAAAAAATAGAAGCTTTATTTCAAGGAATGGTAGAAATGAAGGAAGATTTAGCCAGAATTAAGGGAAGGATGGGAATGTAATGTCTAGACCAGGGAAGAAAGTAACATATAAAGAGCTAGATGATAGAATGACTATGTTCTTTAATAGATTAATGGAAGTTCACCAAAATATGGATTACGTTCATACTTTAATAATGAAATATATTAAGTTTTCAGGCAATGAACCTGAATTTTTAAAGTTTGTAGAGAAAGAACGTGATGCAGAAGAAAAAAAAGCGAGGGAAGATGACAGCAAGAGCGAGTAAAGCAAAGGGTAGAAGACTTCAAAACTTTGTAAGAGATAAACTTAGAGAAGTATTTATAGAAAATTGGAAGAAACTACCTATATTAGAAGAAGATGATATAAAATCACAGACAATGGGTATGACAGGAGAAGATATAGTTATGTCTCCTGCTGCAAAAAGATTAATACCTTATAGTTTTGAGTGTAAAAATGTAGAGAAACTGAACGTATGGAATGCATTAGAACAAGCTGAAAGTAATTGTGAAGGAAGAACACCTATATTAGTGTTCAAAAGAAACCGTTCAAAAGTCTACGTTGCTATCGAATTTGATAGTTGGTTAGATACAATCAAATAAGGGGGTAGTAATTGGAAGAAATAGAAATAGAGATGTTAAAAATTATTGAAAGATGTAAAAAAGTCTTAGAAAAAATTGATAAAGTAAAGAAATCAAATCCTACTCTTCGTCGGTAAGCAATCCTGATAGATAGCCTAAGCCTTCAGATGACCATCCAGCCATAATTCTAGTTATTTTTAATGGGTCTCCAGATTTAATAGCATCCATTATTACATTTAAGTATATAGGAAAGAATATTCTATAAAGTTGTAATGCATCTTCATTCTCTTCGTCTTCTTCATTTCCTATAACCATTGCTCCTAGTAATAATCTTACTCCTCTTAACCCTAAAGATGCTACAGTAGACTCTGCTCCTCTACCTAGAGTAGTAGGACTAATTTGAAACTTTTGTTGTGTCCATTGACCTAACTTTCTCATAGGAGAAAATAGTTTAAATATACCTACTGCCCATACAGATGCTACCATTCTACTAAATATTAAATTTCTAAGTCTTTGTGAATCACTATCTAAACCATAGTTGTCACGATTAACCCAAGGAAATTTACCCTTCTTGTCAAATCTAAAACTATATACATCTTGTGGATTGTAACCTATTAGAGGATATCCTTCTGTAGGAGATAAAAAGACTTTACGTATTTCTTGCATTTTCCTATCAAAACTTAATCCTTTTAAAGAGTTGTACCAGTTATTCATTATTTCTAGCTCTCTTTTTGACTCCATATAATAATAGGTTTTAAATTTCATAGTAGCCATACCACCTACACCTCTAAATATTTTAGGGAAGTATTGAGTGCTAAATTGAAACAATGTATTATTTACAAGCCCTCTAGCATATTCTAATGCATCAGGATGTGTATAGTCTCCTCTATTTTCAGGGTCTGCTACATGGTCTGCATAAAATACTACTCCTCTAACAGCCATTATAGTTCTCATTTCTTTTTCACCTTCTGTCATAGATATATATGGCTTTAATCCTTTTAATCCAGCAGCAGCTTTCTCAATTCCGAATGCTCCCATACCCCATTGTGCATACCATCTAATATATTGTTTAGTTAATATTCTATTTAACTTTCTTTCTAATCCTTTTAATTGGTCTTCAGTAAGAGTTCCCTCAGCAATACCATGAACCAACTCAAACGTACCTTCCATAAGAGAATCTATAGACTCTTTTAATACTTCAGTCTTATCTCCTTCTCTAGTTTTAATCATACTAATCATTTGCTGTCTAATGCCTTTAGCATTATTTATAAATCTTAATTTATCTTGACTTTTTAACAGCAATACGTCTTTTGTAGTATGAAAACCATCAAAAAATGTTAATTGAGATTCTAATCCTCCTAAAAATACATCAGATAGTGTTTGTATTGTATCCAGAACACCAGCTTTTTGAGCTATTTCTTCAGATAATTGTTTATTTTCTAATACTTCTGAAACTTTTACTTCAACATCCCCACCTATTTCAATAATTCCACCCATTACTTCCTGCATTCTATTTTGTAATCCAGTAGAAATACCTAATAACGTACCTGAAATTCTAGCACTTACATTAGCAAATATTTCATGTATTCTTTCTACTGTCATTTTAGTATTAGGAAATACTTTCTGTATTTTAGACATTATTTTGTCATTAGAATAATCTAATCCAAGAACTCCACTCTTAACGTCATGCCTTCCTATTGCAGCTTTAACTTCTTCTACTAAATAATTTAAAACAGCAGGATTTAATGTAGGAACTGACTCTAGTAATGCTGCTCTTAATATATTATTGTAAACTGTTTCATAAGTAATGTCTATGTATTCATTAATAACATTAGCATCAGTTCTTTTGCCTCCATAAATAGTACCTGGCTCAAGACTTTTAACTCTTCTTGTATGTAAATTTCTATGCTTTCCATATGCTATCATACTTTGTGCTGATATTTTAGGAGCATCTTTTTGGTCTTCTAATCCAAGAGACAGATTTAATTTATGCTTCATTATTTCAATGACACCTGGAA